CTTGTTTTGTTACAACGTCTCTTTCTGCCCCAGCACGGGTCTTGGCAACCTCTCCACGCTTGGCAAATGCTGATGCACGAGCAATGTAGCTCTCAGCCATATCACGGGCATTAGTGAGGTTAAGCATGGTGCGGTTGTCGCGGATAAAGGCTTCTAATTTTTTAGGGTCACCAGCCAACTTTTCCATTTGACCAGCAAAGTATTTACGAGCCTCAGATTCAGCAATTTGTTTGTTACCGCCCAAAGCCTCTATCAGACCTTGGTAAGACTCTCTGTTTTCAAACACTTTGCTAGGAATATTCTCTGAAGGAACTTTGGCGTACCCTTTAACACCGGGTAATTGCTCTTCAAAAAGTTTTCCTGTTTTTGTTCTAAAAACTTGTAAAGGCTGCGAGTCTTTTTTGTATTGTTCAAGAAAGCGCTTTAGTCCGGGAGAGAACTCCTCCATAGCCTTAGCAACCAACTCGGCATATCTACCCGCCTCTTGCTGATTTAAAGCGTCAAACCCAGTTTCAGGAAAACCATAAGCACGGTCACTTAACTGTCTACGCAAACGCTCCATACCTTGAAAACTTAAATCATTTTTTACAACAACACCAGTTGCATCATCAACAGCAGTTCCACGCAATATGTTTTCTAACTCGCGTAACTTTGACCCAGTTGCACCGGGAGCAGATACCAAGCCTTGTGGGTCTTTAATTTGATTTGTAACTATTTTTTCTAGCTGTTTATAAGACGGTGTACTAGCCACTCTGTTACCAAGCATTTCTTTTTCTGCTGCCATGTAAAAAGGAGCGCCTTTTAGACGTTCAGCATTTTCAGCCCTAGTAGTTTTAAGTTTCTTGTAAACATCGTCAACATAGCCACGGATACGGTCACCAATAGATTGTTCAGAAGTTGGTATAGCTTTGAACCGACCCGCTTCTTTTTCTGTTGTTGTGCCGGGCAACTGGCGGTATGCCAATTCCTGTTGACGGGCAGCTTTTTGCTCAGCAGTCTCAGCTATACCAGCTTTTTGCTCTGCTTCTTTAGCCATCTTTTCGGCTGCTGCGGCTTCTGCACCAGACCGCTTAGAGGCGTAATCCCGTAATGCTTCAGACATACGTTTTGCATCACCACCAAAGGCTTTTTGCAAAACATCCTTTGCATACTGGTAGCCTTTTGTAGCAAGAGCAGTACCGTATGTGCCAGCAATTCCTAAAGACGTGCCAAGCGCACCGCCAAAAGCACGGTCTACTAAATCACCTTCAGTTGTTAAAAATCCTGTTGTTCCACCAGCACCACCAGCAATTAGCGCTTCTCTTCCCAATGCCCCAGTACGAGGCAAAACTCTTGCTATTGCAGACTCTGCGCCAAAATAAGGAATGGCATAAGAACCAATTTGACCAAGAGTTCCTGAAACTGGATACTTTTCTTTTACGCTTTCAACGGTTTTTTCGCCAACTTTGCTAATCTTTTTACCCAATTCTGGGGCAACTAATTGAGTGGCAGCACCAACGCCTCGGATTGTCTCTCCTGTGCCAGCCATAAGAAAAGGCATGGGCGAATATTGACCGACCGCCTCCTGTGGTATCCCCGTCTTTTCTGCATAACGAGAGCGCGTATCAACTGGACGAGAGGGAGCAGCCTCTTCTAAAAGGTTTTTCCCACCAGTAGATGTTGGTTCTTCAGCAAGTAAGTTTTTGCCATCAGCCATTATTCAGCTCCCTGAATTTGAAAGCCTTTTGCTTTTAACCTTTTAATTGTCTCTTCTCTTGACAAATTGTTTGCTTTCATTGTTTGCTCAATGTCAGCTTGTGTGGCTATTTTTGCTCCAGACGGTTCACCACCAGCGCTAGGAACTTCAGGCACTTTGCCTTTTTGCTCATAGATTCTGTCAAACTCGCCATGAATACGTTTCAAGCCGGGGTAATACACCTCAGTCATGTCATTTACATCTTGCAAGTTTTCTCTTACGCCAGAAATGCGAGATTTCAAAGCGTCAACAGTCAATCCTTTCCAAGCATAAATAGGTGACAAAATTTCTTGCTCCTTGGCGGTAAGAGCTTTACCACCAATTTGGAACTCAATTGCTTGAATACGCGCAAGTTTTTGAGACAACTCAGGGAAGTTTGCTCTCAAGTTGTTAATAACATCTGGCGTAAATTTGGTAGCAGGAGTAATAAGTTTGCTGTACTTGGGGTTTTCCAGCAATGATTGAATGTCCTCAATATTTTTAATAATCTCATACCGTGCGCGATACTCTTCCTTGGTCTTAGCGTCCTTGGGTATCTCTCCCGTATCAGTTTGTTTTTTCTCTTTAAGCTCTTCTCTCTTTTCCTGCAAAGCAAGTCTGCGCTCTTGTAATTCGAATTGACGGTCGCGTTGCGTTTGTTCTGCTTTAAATTTACTTTGTTCAAAAGCGCGTTTCTCGGCTTCTGTTAAGTCTTTCTTAACGCCATCAAGGAACGTGAAATAACGCTCGACACCTTGTTTAGCAAGAATTTGTTTGCCAACTTGACCGCCTAGCTTGGCTGCCGACTGAGTAGCCAGAGCTTCTGCCTCCTGACGGTTGTAGGCAAGCGTTTTCATGGCACGGTCTGCATCACGGTAAGCATCATCTAAGACTGCTTTAACCTTTTGCATACCCTTGTCAAACTCTTCTTTTTCCTTCTTCCAAAGGTCTGCTCTGCCTTGTTGCCAGCCTTTCATCATCCCGCCCATAGCGTTCAATGATGCAGTAGCCGACATTTTTCCAGAGCCACCCAAAGCAGCGCCAATAACGCCAATCAAACCAAAAAGGGTAGACAAAGACTCTATGTTGTCTTTGGTAGGGTGAAACTCAGGGTAGGGGAAACTCTTGCGAGTAGCTTCTAAATTAGCTTCAATGTTCTGTGCAGCCTGACGTTCTTGCGTTGCGATGTCTGCTTTGGCTTCTGCGAGGTATTGTTCCTTGGCTTGTGTTGCCATGCCAATGTCTTGCTCTAGTTTGCCTTGCTGTTGCAACATTCTGGCTTGTTCAGTAGAAACATCCGTAGGTTTCTTAAACTTAGCCCGTGCAGCCGCATAATCTTCAGGTACACCCGGCACACCACCGCCAATCTGTGTAGACAGACCAGCAAGTTCAGGTGGGGGCTTTACAGAAAAAGCCTTTGGTGGCTTTCTCAGTTCAGCCAACTCAGGAACAATGTCAGGTGTATTTGGTTCAGCCATTACGCAGTCCTCGCTATTGGAATACCAGCACCAATTGCAGCCAAGTTAGTATAGAAGTTAGCACTTGCTTGGTTCAGGGCTTGGTCTGCTGCAAGCCCAGTCTTAATAGCACCAAGAGCAATTTGGTCACCAATATTACTAACTTGCAATCCGAGGTTGTACTGTTGAGCCAAAAGCTGTTGACGGTAGGCTTCTGCCTGTGCTGCCGCCTGAGCTGCACCCACGCCACCGCGAGACTCAACGCCTTGCGCTAAACGGGCTTGAAGGGCTTGTAATTGCTGTTGGCTTGTTGGAGTTAACTCGCCTGTTTCGGCTGCACGAATCAACTCTTTGCCTTTTGCTTGGTAAGGTGCGCCTACTGCCTTTTGTTCTGCGGCTGCTGCTTGCGCTTGTTGTGCGCCCTTTTTGGCTTGGGTTGCACCATACAAACCTAGACCACCAGCCAGTCCTAACCGAGCCATCTGCTCTGTGGTCAGTTTGTCAAAAATGGATTTTTCTGGGGGGCGGGAAGTCGTTTCTAAAGCTGCCGATGGAGACACGGTGTCCGTCACACCATATCCCATGCGAGGAATAGCAGGAACAGTAGGACCAAATTCTGTTGATATTGGGGCTGTTAATCCTGCGCCACCAGTAGGCTGAATACCATAACTGTACCCAAATTGGGTTGCAGAAGGGGGCGCATAAGTGGGTGAAGTAGGCGCTTCTACTGTCTCTGTTGGGGTAAAAGAACGTGTTTCAGAAGGAGTTTCAGCCGCCATAGGGGGCAATTCAGTCTCTGTTACATCACCTTGATAGATAGGAGATGGCGTAGCTTGTTCAAATCCACCCGTGTCAAACCCTTCTCCATCATAAAACTCTAACAAGCCCGTATCAGGGTTAATCGTGCCTGAACCACCCGCAGCTTTGAGGATTTCTGCTTCTCTAGGGGTGATGTGAGCAAGGAGAGTATCGTTGCCACGACCTTTGCCAGCCAACATAGCCGCAATAGCAGCCAAGTCACTAGACTCGTTAAAGTCTGCTTTTAGAAGTTTTGCAATTTTCTTCATTTAACTCTCCTGACCCATGTATCTTAGAGAACTGACATTCCAACCTGACTCTTTTGCACCATCTTCTTTGTCACTAGAGCCAAGAATAGGCGCACCGGGGTCACCAATTCTCAACGCTTGAGCCAATGCTTGTGAACCGGGCGCTTGTCCAGCCCCAGTTGTAGTCACGCTTGTGGGGGCAGCCGTACCGCCACCCTCTGTTTGAGCAGTTCTGTATGTGGTCGAGGGCGCAAAGTAGTCTGTCAAGGTCTTGCCAATAACCGCCTTTTCTGCGCTTGTTTGTAAATCACTTGGTTGGTCGCTATACGCATAATCTAAGCCACCAGTTATCAATCCCCCGACAAGGGCTTGCTTGGGCGTACCACCAGTAGCAAGGGTCTTGGCAGTAGCACCAGCGCCTCTACCAATAGGTTGTGCGTACTTGGCGGCATCTGTTGCCCGAACGCCCGTTGCAGGGGCTTCAGTCACGCCAGTTACAGGGTCAATCTCTGCGGGTGCGCCAGCAACAGCTTCTCCGACTGCGCCACCAACAAGACCGCCAACAAGACCTCGTTCAGCCCCTTTGCCAGCATCTCCACCCTGAACTTCAGAAGAGATAGCCCCGCTTATCGAGCTTGTTATTGCTTTGCTCAGAATAGCATCGCCAACTGACTCAAGCACCGCAGCACCGATAGCTTCTTCAACAGCAAAAGAGATGATAAAAGGTATTGCTGGCATTACAAGTCCAATTCAAATGTGTAGACAGGCTTCATCTGTCCTGCCATCAGTTTTTGACTTTGACCCACCTTTACAGGCAAGCCACTCTTCTTTGCAAGGTCTACAAACTCAGGTCTGTCAGAGTAAGTCGTAGCCTTCTTAATGCCTTGTTTCTTTAGCGTGTTAGCCAAACCTATGTAGTTCTTGAGCAACTTTTGAGGCTGTTCAGCAGAGAAAGTATGGAACTCAACTATTCCATCGCCAATCAAAGTGACCAGAAAAGCAGAGTTGCCAATCTGAACTAACTTGTTATTTGGGTCTTGCAGAGCAGAAGCCAGCTTACGCAAGAGGGTATCCATCGTGACACCGGGCGGCAACTGATTAGCCATAGCAGCCTGAACGACTTGAAGAGCGTTCATAGACTTGCCCTCGTCTTCTCCGCGAGTCTTCTTTATGGTGTCCAACACCCCAATGTCAGGTTGAGCCTGTTTGGGCTTCAATAATGTTCCGACTTCTGCTGTTGTTGCCATGATTACAGTCCTAGTGAAGAAGCAATTTGTTGATGGATATACAAGTGACTAGCCAGCCAATCGTAGAAATCATTTTCATTGTTGAAGTCAACATCCAACATATTGAATGGATTATTCAAACCCAACAATGAAGAAAATGCTTGATGCTCAACTTGGTGAGCAAGAAGCCAGTCATCTAGGTTAGAGGTTTCAGCGTCAATTAAAGGATAGACAGGAACACTCACTCCACCGTCCATAAATACTTCTTGGAACAATTTGTGCTGCAAGCCGTTCTCAAACAAAAACTCTTGCAATGAGTCATTGTTTCCATATTCAACGGCTGACAAGGTATCGAAATTCAAACTTTTCTCCATTTGGGAAGAGTTACTGCATCCTCAATAGACCAACCATGTTTCGTTATACGCATCCATACAGCGCCTTTAGCCAAACCAAGTTGGCGTGACCAATCTGCTGCGGTCTGCGTAATACCGTTGTATGTGATGTGCATACAGTTTTTTCTGTTTGACTGTTGCTCTTTGTGTGTTGCCCAACGACAGTTTTCTTTGAAATAACCTTTTTTATTATCAATGCGGTCAAGGGTCATTCCATCGGGTCGCTCGCCCATATCTAACAAAAATTTGTCAAAACTGTCCCAAGCGGGGTCATAAGTTATCCCTGCTCCACCATAGAACTCATAGTTCCATACATTTTTTAGACGGCAACGATTACGCAGACCTTTCCACGAAATGTAAGTTGGCTTGTGACAATCTTTTCTCACTTGTCTGCCTTTCCATCAAGGCGGTCAAAGATGCGCTCTAGCACAGAGTCAATCTTGTCTAGGCGAGTATTTATATCTTGTTTGGTTGCATAGTTCTTAGCCAAGTCAACCTCAATAGCTTGCAAGCCATCCTTGAGTCTCTTAACAGAGTCCCATATCTCACGACACCACCAACCCACACCGAGTAGTAGCGCACCGCCAACAAGATTGAATATGTCTTGGAATTGCATCTTATGCGGCGTAGTAAGGGACTTTGACAACAGTAGCGTTAGCTAATTGAATTTGGATGTATCCGGCTGGAGTCAACGGCAAACTAGCCGTTCCAAATGTTGCGCTTGCAGCAGTTGTGTTGGTCACGGTTACATTAGCCACCACGTTTCCACCCGTAATAGCCACAGCATTGGCGTTTTGAATAGCCATCGTGCCAAGACCTGACACCGCAGAATTAGCAATAGCAATGGCTACGTTAGCAGCGCTTGTAATCTGACCTTGAGCATTGACCGTGACTTGAGAGACTTGGCTTGCAGTTCCATACGTTCCCGCAGTTACAGCCGTGTTAGCGATAGCAACCGTGCCAGAAGAGGTAATCGTGCCGCCAGACAAGCCTGTGCCAGCCGTGATGCTTGTAACAGTACCTTGCGGGTTAGCCACGTTTGCTGCCGCAGTTATACGACCTTGTGCGTCAACAGTAATCTGTGGGACAAAAGCGGCTGTGCCATAAGAGCCAGCAACAACAGCAGTATTGGCAAGCGAGATATTGCCTGTGGTTGTAATAGGACCACCAGTAAGCCCAGTACCCGTGCCTACGCTCGTTACTGTGCCGTTAGTCCCACTACCGCCAATTGATACTACTGTCTTTAACATGATTACATCCCATCTCCGGGCGTGATATAGATAGTGGCGTTTCCACTAGCCGTAATGCCCGTAAAGTAAGCGTTTGGCACAAAAGTAAGAATCTCATCAGTTCCAGCAAGTAGCGGGAAAGATGGTCCTGTAGTCGATACAACCGCACAGTTGTTGGCAGCATCACTAGCGCTTGTGCCGTAACCGAGGAATACGACAACAGAGCCAGAGTTAATGATGCGGTATTGGTTGCCACCAAGCGTAGTAGATACGCATTGCACAGCAGTAGGCGCAGCCGTATTAGCGAGAAACGCTACGGTGTTACCAAGTTTAGTAAAAGCATTGGTACTCATTACGCACCTACCTTGGCTTGTAAAGCGGCTATTGTTGCGGCTTGTGCGTCAACAAGAGCCTTCAGGTCTTTGATAGCGTTGACCATATACCAAGTTAGGTTGTCAGTCTGAACAGATAAAACGCCGCTTGATTCCTCTTTTACGCAATCAGGCAACACAGCCCGCAATTCTTGAGCAATCACGCCAAGTTGAACGCCGTCTTTTTGAATTACTGCGGAGGCTGGTAATTCTGTTATTTCTTCTTCAATACGATATTCAAAGTTGCGAACACGGACAGATGTTATTTTGTCCAAACCATCCGTGTTGTCTACAATATTTTTCTTTAAACGCTGGTCAGAAGTAGTTGACCAAGATGCGTTATTTGCTTGGTTATACGCACCAGAAGAACCTCCAATGTATGCTGTGTTAGAACCTTTTCCTTGAAATGGAAAACCACCACCGATTACTACTTCATTAGAATCTGTTGCCGCATTTGGAATTGCATTTCTACCTACACAGGTATTTGTTGCACCAGTAGTTATGTTGTTACCTGCTGTGTAGCCAATGCAAGTATTGTCGTTGCTAGTTGTTATTGCATACCCCGCTTGAAAACCAAGTGAGGTGTTGTTAGATGCTGTGGTGTTGGATTCAAGTGCCGAAACACCAAATGCAACATTACTAGAACCACTTGTATTATTTCTAAGTGAACTTACACCTAATGCGCTATTGGTTGCGCCAGTAGTATTTGTTAAAAGTGAAGCCGTTCCAACGGCTGTGTTGTTAGATGCTGTGGTGTTGGACTTTAATGCAGTGTGACCTATTGCGGTATTAGAACTTCCAGTAGTATTAAGTTGCAAAGCACCACTACCCATTGCTTCATTGTTTGCACCAGAAGTATTTGAGTTTAATGCGTAGTAACCAATAGCATTGTTTTCAACACCAGATGTGTTTGATTGCAATGCATTAGCACCAAAAGCATTGTTTGCTCCTGTTCCTGTATTTGAACCCGCCAAAGCACTAGCACCCACAGCCGTGTTAGTAGATACAGAACCACCGCCTTTACCTACTGTTAGACCTGAAACAGTTGAGTCTGCACTTGTTGTAACAGAAGTTAATCCTGTTAGCGTTGTGATTGTGTTGCCCAACTGAACTGCGGTATTGCCGAGCGTAATAGCCGTAGCAAAGTTACTGTCTAACTGAGACAGAGGAATACTTGTTGTTGCGCTACCAAAGGTATATGGAACTGCCATGTTAGAACCTCACTCTTAATTCGTGTTCGTATTCGAACCCATTGATTACAAAATTTGCACCCGTTGATGTAACGGTCATGCCCAAATACTTACCCCATTGTTTTGCGTCAGTCTTGTATAGGGTATACCCGCCACCACCATACCAAGTGATTACAGTAGAACTGTTGTTCACCCAAGAAATCACATTACTTAGATTATTAATCCAACTGACTAATTCTCCAAGCAAAACAGGAGTGCTAGAACCCGTCTCAGAGTCAACTGTGACCGTCAACTGAGCAGCATTGGTCAAGGTAGCCTCAATGCCTACCTTCAAGGCTTGCTTAGTGCGAATCGGGTCTTTCATCGGATTAAGAGATGTCTGAACATAACTTGCTATATTAGAAGTCGAATCCGAATACAGACGCACACAAGAGTTGCCGTTTGAGCCGTAGAGGTTAATCTTGCCACCTAGAGGAGCAGAAGTGATGTAAGCCAAGTCACTAGTTGCGCTAGTGAAAAACCACTTTTTCTCAAAAAATATAGCTTGGATATATCGACTAGAGCTAGAAGTGCCGAGTCCACCCGTGTATTTGAAGTTGAAGGCAGCGCACAGAATGTTATTCAACAACACCTGACCCGCATAGACGGGAAAGTCAAAATCAATGTTAGGGAAAACCCCATCAAGAGAGTCTGAGATTTTGGTCGTTGTAGAACCTACTAAAGCATAAATGCCGTAGTTGTTCATAAACAAAACAGACCTGAAATAAGGATAAATTGCGTATTGCAACTTAGAGCCAACAGACGCACTCACGTTTGTATTGGTAAACAGCGTTGTGCCAGCATTGGTCACCCGCACATCTGAGAAGACGTTGATTGAGTCATCTCCAAAGATATACAGGAAGTTGTTAGCCGACAAAAGCTGAGTAATGTTGCCGTGCAAGGTTGCGTCAGTCAGGGTAACCGTACCCGCAGAAACGCTTGTAAAGTCGCTATACGACCCCGCAGCAGAATAGGTAACCGTGCGCCCATTGGCTATCCAAACACGACCTGAGAAGGACTGGATACCGACTACTGGCTCTGTATTGATGATTGCCTTGGCTGTGGCGTTAGTTCCACCACCACCCGCAATGGTTACAGTAATGTTAGAAGCATTGGTGTATCCACTACCGACATTGGTCATCACGACTTGTGTGACGATGCCACCAGAAACAATGCCTTGACCAGCAGCATTAGCGCCACCGCCACCAGCGATAGTGACAGTCAGGTTAGACGCATTGGTATAACCCGTGCCACCAGCAGTCACTAAGACTGAGACTGTTCCCGTTGCAAAAGTAGTAATTCCTGATACCGCATTAGCACCAGAGCCACCGCCACCATTAAAAGTGACCGTAGGAGAGCTTGTATAGCCTGTTCCCGCCTCTGTAATCGTAATAGAGGACACAGCATTAGCCGTGATGGTTGCCACAGCCGTAGCCTGTACGCCATTAGCCGAATTAGGGGCTGAGATGATGACTGCTGGCGCAGAGGTGTAAGCAGAGCCACCTTGAACAATGCCAATCTGTCCAACAGCGCCAATAAAGATGAGGTTTGTGCCATCCCAAGTGAAATAACCCTTTGCAGGGTCACCAATCAAGATACGGTCATTTTTCCATTGGGAGATGTTCACCCCTGACGCGCTAAATGTTCCGGCAGCCGCAATCGTGCCTTTAACATTGGTGTCCAAGCGCACATACTCAGCCGAGCCATTTGCCTGAAATGCAACCAAGTAATTAACCAAACCAATGTTGGCTGAACAGTAAAAGCTGACTGTATTAGAGAACGTGACGCTACCGACATTAGAGTAGGTAGGCGTAATCTTGAGGTTGCCATAGCCAATAGGCATAGCGTTCTCAAGCCAGTAGAACTCATCGTCTCCAATAGCCGTTCTGTTCGCCTTGGTGTTTACACCCTTGAACTGTTTGACAACCTCGTAGGATTTTTTTTGCTCTGCGGCTGCCATATCTTAGAACGGTGTTGAGTACGGGGTTGGTATCCTTCTTGTAAACACAGATACCAATACCGATTGAGTTTTTTGCTTGTACTGCTGCAAATAGATTTCAGCCTCACCAAACGACTGCTCGTAGTATTTGGCAAGGTGAGCCGCATAGAACTGAACAACAGTATCGTATGGGTCATTGATAGTATCTGTATCGGTCAAATTGACCATAGCAGTTGGCAGAATAACCGTGTCCAAGTCAATTACATAGGCTTGGTCTGGTACTGGTCCGACATAAATTTGAGATTGACCATAAATGCTAAAGCAAATAGGTCGCTGAACATTGTTCTGCCAATAACGCAATTGAGCATTAAAGTCAGTCCAAGGTAAATACCGTAATGGGATTCTTGAGTTTCCCCAATACAAATTAATATTCAAAACGTCTAGCGTTAACAACCCTGAAGGCAAAGCAGCGTAGTTAATGACCTCACATGGTCCTGCATACTGCAACGTAGCCGTGCCATCTGTAAAAGTTGTTGTCGGTGGGTAGACGTAGTTGGCTGATGGATAGGGAGGCGAGGTCGAGCCAAGCACACCACCAGTTACAACTTTGTAAATATAGATGTTAGAGAAGACGTAGCTGTTAGTTGCTACGCTCAAGCTAGCAGACCAGATGACTGGGTTGCTTCCACCCGCTACGGGAGGTGCTGGAGTTTGAGATACTTGAACAGTTCTCAGACACCCTGTGTCGCGCACAACACGCTCACGCGCACTATTGATGTAGCCTATTAGCTGGTCATTAGTGTAGAAGTTAGCTTGCGCGTCATGCAGCAAATATCTAACTTGCGTGAGATAGCCTTGGAGTGTCTGAGCCATGCGTTATCCATCGTGTTCAGAGTTGACTTTTCCCCCTACCTTCTTAGAAGGCAGAGGTACTCTTTCAACCACCGGGGATAACAAGTGGTTTTTCACAGGCGGTTTGTCAGAGATTTCAAATTTAGACAAGATTTTCAAACCTTCAGGAATGTCATTTCTTGTTTGAATTAGCGACAACCTCGCCATGTAATTTTCTTTATTTGGGTCACCATGACCAAATATGTGACAAACGGCATCTTCTGGAGCTTCCACCGTTTCCCCCACAGGGAAGGTATACGGCTTGAAAGCGTAGTTAAATGTTATGGGTTTTTCCCACTTGTTTGTCACATATAAGGTTTGCATAGTTTTAGAAGCTCACAACATCGCCCCAGATAACGAGGTCAACGGTATTGCTGTTGCCAGATGCCGTGTTCACGTTAACGAAAAGGCATTGAGTTACGTTTCCTGTAACTGCTGTAGTCTGATAAGTTGCAGCAACAGAAATATCTTGGAACTTACCGGCAGCAGAAACGCTAGAGATAACGGTGTTAGCCGTTACCAAGTTAGCGCCATCGCCAGTAACTCCAATAGAAATATTTGCTGAAGCAACAGAGCCAGAAGGATTTTGTACGGTAATTCTCCGCACAATAATCTCTCCAGATGTTGCTGTGTTGCCGCTATTCGTCAGACCGCCACTCAAAATAGGGATAGTGATAACAGCATTACCAGCAGTATTCAATGCTGTACCGCGAATGACACCGATTCGGTAATTGCTAAAACTATCCTGCGTATTTTGCCCAACTGCGTCTGGATTAGCCATTTCTACTCCTTAACTTGCGTAAGTGCTACCGACTGCTTGACCACCATTGGTAGCCAACAGAGTTACGGTATCAGCAGCAGCAGTTGACTTGGCATATACGTTCACACCATCAGAGATGATAACGCCACCAACGTTTGCAGCCATAACAGTTGCATTAGAAGAGCCGTTATAAGCAATCACAGAAGTGTTTGCTTGTGGGAACATGATATACACGCCAGCAGGAATAACAGTACCGTTGCCGGTGCTAGTAGACGTGATGGTTGTGGTTAAGAAATACGCGCCAGCCGTGTTGGTTTGCGCTGCGGCAAGAATGATTTTATTGGTGCTTAATGACATGGTTTATTGCTCCTTATAGTGACAAAGAGTTGTAACCAGACACTACCGCCATAGACTTCGGCTTGGTCGAAACCATTTCCGCAATCATCAAAACAGCACCGACATAACCGATTTGCCAGTTTGGAAGTGTGGACTCGAATCCTGTAAACACAAACGAACCTTGCTCATGGACATAGAGCGAGAGATAGTTAGTGTTCAGGAAGTACACAGTACCTTCTGGACAGTATGGGTCTGGATAGATTGGAACGCCAGCAACCATCAAAGCGCGGAAAGCAGCTTGAGGACCGTTAGCATCACCATCAAAACCGCCACCGGGTGTGATTACATATTGTTCTTGACCAACAAAGTCTTGAGCAAGTAATGTCCAAGTACCAAATCCGCAAACACCGAAAGAAGGTACTTCAGCACCGTTCTTCACAGTACCAGAGATGTACTGCAAGATGTTTTGACGAGTTGGATTGACGTTACCGGCTGTGTAAGCCTTTGACTGCCACCAAGTGTATGCAGAACGGCTGATGTTGCCATAAGTGCCAGAGGCAGAAACGGCAGCAGGGAGTCCTGTGAATTGTTGCGTGTTAGTGCTGTTGTTATACAAGGCAGTAGCCATTGCATCCATCATCACGTTTGTCGCATCGTTCATACGGGCTTCAATCAATGGAATGATTGCAGCGTCTTGCTGAACTGCACCTTCCATACCGAGGAACGGCACGGGGGCAATCATCAGCTTCAGGTCAAATTCAGCATTGAAAGCACCTTGCTGGACTGAAGGCTGGTTGAATGAACCAGAGTAGTCAGACCATTGAGCGTTAACAAACTGAGCGCCCTGAACGGGAACGGTTACAGATGAAACACCACCAGAAGCAGTTTGACTGTTAGCAATCAAAGCCGCCATCAAGGGCGTTGAGTTATAAAGTTGAACGACCAGCTTAGGGATAAATGCCCGGCGAGTTACATAGGTAAGCTCGGTGTATTGGGTACTACCCGTTGCTGGAACGATACCGCCGCCTATTGGCATAAGAATCTCCTAAAAAAATATCCCCTGTTTACAAACCAATGGGCTTTGGATTTCTCCGTAGCTCATTGAGCGCTTTCGAGGCTTCATCCCGTGCTGCCATTACTGGGTTCTTATAGTATTTACCTAAGTCGAACTTCGCAACTGCACTTGGGTTGTAGCCAGTCGGTGTGGGTACAGCAGACTGTTTCATCCAGTCCCAGTATTCCGCAGCCGACTCGTGATTCGTAATGCCCTTGTCAAGCATTATTTTCTCGACTTGTTCAATTTCGCTTTCGTCTTGAATCAAGCCTTTTTTAATCAAACTCATTCTGCGTTTTTGGAGGTCTTCAAGAGCCTCTTTCTCACGCATCTTGGCTTCAAGTTCTTCAACTCGTCTATTCGCAGCAGACACAGCCGTGTGAGTGTGTTCTTCAATATCCAACTCAGGAATGACTAAACCGGGCTTGACTTTCTTGGTCAAGCGCAGAATTTCTTTCCGAGTCTCTGGATTGTCAGACAACTCACGCATTAGCAACGCCATTTGGTCGCGTTGCTCAAAACTCATGTCTTCTAAACTCATAGTTATCCCCTAACGAAAATTAAATTACTTTTTTGCCGTCACCGGGCTTTTGAACTTGCATCTTGTTCTTAGAGCCGGTAGCAGTTGGAGAGTCCAAGCCACCCAATTGTGAGAAGCGAGGAGTGTTGGTTACAACACCATTTTGTTGATTGTTGTCTGTGGGTCTGCGTGGGTTGTTAGCGCCACGGGGCTTAAATAAGTCCATGATTTTTCCTTACATTGGAGTTGGTTGAGGAGAAGCACCGCCCCCACCAGCACCCGGCATTGACATGGGGC